GCGAAAATATGTTTCATTATACTTACCAATACTAGACATTAATGAGTTCCTTTTTGTGAGCCTAAGTCTTCATACTCGTCTAATAAGGATTCGAAAAAGTCTGCATTGGGTAAATTTTCTACCATTTTCCTAAAGAGTTCTATATCAGGTACTGGCTGATTTATAGGTATCTTAGTACAGTGTACTCTATATGCTTGTTCTAATTGATATTCTAAATATAATATCATTAAGCATAGTATCCCATTAAAAATCCTATAAATAAAATAATAAATGTATATATAAATAGTTGATAATTGTTCAATCTACTCTCCTAACTATTCGTGGTATTATTTCTCCACTTCTTATAACTTCTACTTTACACCCTATTTTAAGATTTAATGCTTCTATATATGCCATATTGTGTAGAGTTGCTCTACTTATCATGGCATCATCAATTTCTACAGGTTTTAATATAGCTACTGGAGCAACTACTCCTGACTTTCCTACATTCCATAGAACATCTACTAAAGTTGTAACTTTCCCCTTTTGCCTCTTTTTCAAGGCATAAGCTCCTTTAGGGTGATGTGCTGTATATCCGAAATTAAAATAATCCTTATTAGAGTCTACTCTAAATACTAGTCCATCTTGTGGGTATTCATTCCAATCTGCGTCTAATACAGTACTAAAGCCCATACTATTCTTTAGTATATGCATGGACTTTGAAAAAGTATCTGCTATATTAGGCTCAACACTATATCCTATAAAGCCCAATTCTCTAGTTTGAAACTCTGCTGGATCTTTTAAATTAAGTGCTCCTGCAGCATAATTTCTTGAGTTCTTAATAGTTTTTGGAGCAACTATTTCTCCTGTTATTTGCATTAGAGGTAAAGTTTCTAAACTAATTCTATTTGGTACTAAGTATTTAACTAAATGTGTAACATCTAAACCTCTTTTACCATCTCCTCTTGTTAAAACTCTATGCAAATTTCCTTGTACATAAGTTAAAGCAACAGCAGCGCCGTCCAATTTAGGACTAACAATTACTGGTTTTTTATAGGTTTGGAAAGGGTTTTTTGCATCTAATTCATTATCGAAGACCTTCTGTAATGAATATAAACGAAAGATATGTGAGAATCTATTATCAGTAGTTCCTATTTCTTCAAAGTTGTGTAACTCTGCAAGTCTATCAAACTCTTCGTCAGACATAAATGGCTTACCATTGTAGTAGGCTAATGCTGCCCGCCTCAAAAGTGCTTTTACATTTTCCATTTATATATTATAACAAATTTGAAAAGTAAAGTCAAGAAATAAATTTAACTGAGGTAAATTTCATCTAAAATATCTTTGAAGTGTGTTTCTAGGATACCCTTACTTTCTGCTAGCGATAAAATCTCTACTAAGCCCTCAAACAATGCTTTAGAGTTTTGGAAATCTAATGGCATAGCTACGCCGTCCTTAGTAGGTTTATAGTTCCCGTCAAAGTCTAAGTAGTATTTTCTAAGATGTAAATACTCTATACCTCGAAATTCATTTATTGTTAATCTAATTTGCTCTGTACCCTCAGCGTTTTCATGAATTAACTTTATATATACTTCTGGGGCTTCGTATATCTTCATTTGTTTTTAAGTATTGTACCTAAAGGTACTATACTTGTAACATCAGAGGGCTTTAATAGCCTATACGAATCTGTGTCCCAACAAAATAAAAGAACAGTATCATTAGATTCTCTTGCTCTATTCTTTTTACTTTGTATATATGTATTGTCAAAGTCTAGGGTACAGACATTGTATTTAATTTTTCGAGAAATTGTACTTCTGTATGTAATAACTGCATCACCACAGTTTTTAACTGAGTTTTTAAACTCGTCTTTTTTCACTAATATACTCCATTATTATTAAGAAAACTCTTTCTTTTTAATAATGGTAGTAGTATTACTTATTTATAGTGTTGATAACACCTGCAAAATAAATAGCAGCTTTACCAGTCAATTTATTAATGATGTCCTCATCAATATCTTGTCCTGCGTCACTCAAAGCATCTTTTAAAGTTTGCTGTGAGTCTGCTTTACTTACTCTACCTCCGCCACCATTAGATGATTTAGCGGAACTAGTTGCAGGAGCTTTTTTAACATATACACCAGCTTTAGTTAAAATCATTCTAACACCATTAGGACTTTCTCCTAAAGTATCAGCTATAGTTTTAACAATTTCCATACTCGTTTCTGGAGTTGGATCTTCAGTTGTGTATAGTTCAACAGCGTTGGCTTTGCTTTCATCAGTCCATGCCATTGTTCTTCTCCTTCTTTGTTGTTGTTGAAAATAAAATCTATCACTCATATTATACTAAATTTTAAGGGCTAAGTCAAGAACTATTTTTTCATGCTCTTAATCTCAGCTTCTAGTTCAGTAATAAATTGATTACATTGATCAATTTTATCCTGAGTTAAGGGTTGCCCAAAATTCTTCTTTAGGTACTCTTTTAACCCATTTAATTTTTCTATTGTTTCTTCTGCTGTGTGCATTAAAATACTTCCAATTCTTCAAGATAAGTTAGCTTTTCTTGAGCTTGTGCCGCTATTTCTACTTGTGAATCTATTGCGGCTATTATGTCAGGGTGTTCCCCAATTCCGACTGATTTTCTTAAATATACTTCTATGTTTGCGTTTGCTGCTGCTATTGTACCTTGATATTTTAGTATCAATGCATCTTTTAATTGTTCTCTCATGTTTATCCTTTTGTTATTGCGTTTACGTAAGCTATAATAAATTTTCTTCTAGCTTTATCACTTATTGCTACGTAAGGTATGAATGGTACTAATGGTATCATACAAAATATGTAAGTGAAAAAAGCCAAAATCCTATATTTTAGCATTAAATTTTCTGGTTGTTGAACTTCTAACATATACATACTAATAGACCATGTACGATAAATCATCATAACCCATGTAGTAACATATGCAGAAACTATGACTGTCCATAGTCCCATAACTTCTCCTTTTAAAGTCTAACGCCGTACTCTTCCAAGTGTGTTAGACTGCCTAAGTCGTAGGCTAACTGATGTGCGGCAAAACCACCTGTTATGTAACCAAAATGTTCATTCCATTCAGTTTCACCTTCAATTACCCAAATACTATATAAGCTGCAACCATATTTTTCTTTGTAGTTCACAGTTTGTATTCCTGGCATTGAATCCTGATATTCTAGTGTGTACTCTTTTTCAATTAAGGCTGGAGCGTGATAACATGCTGACCATACTTTCTCTCCTTCTTTAAAACTTTCACTTACACACTCATCTGGTAAGTAGGCTGGGCCTTTTCGTTTTGTTTTAGGTAATTTTTCTGGTACTCCTACTCTGTCTAATATGTTCTTAACAAAAGTAGTGCTTCTATATAATCTTTTTGATATATCCGATACTGTTTCACCATTTAAATAACATTCAATAGTTTCTTTTATCTCCGCAGTAGTTGCTTTTCTACCTCTATTTTGAGATTTTCTAACTTCTCTGTAAGAAGCTACTTCATTAAAGTCATCTAGTATCCTACCAAGTCTGGTAGTATTATAACTTATATTTAGCATTTCACAGGCTTCCTTTTTAGTTATCGGATTATCTTGATTAAGTAATGCTGATACCCTATTTAAGGTTGCCTCGTCTAGTTTTTCTCCTGCTTTTTTTCTTATTGCCATTAATCTATCCACTTACCATCATTTATTAAATGGTGGAATCTATGCTTATAAATAGTAATTAGTAACTTAATTAAAGTATTTTCTTTATATGTCCCTGCTTTGCATTTATATATCCACATAGTTAATCGCTATTTAGTTGTAGTTGTTCTTGATATTCTTTAAACTCTACTTCTTTTAGTTTTTGTCCTATTAAAATAATAGCATAATGCATTATTTTATATAAGTCTATTTCATCATAGCCATTTTTCTTGCCGTATCTTTGTGCATATTTCATTATGTTTCCTATACAGAAGCCTTCTCCATGCTGTGCTTCAAATATAACTTCAGTTGCTTGAAATTTTCCCGAACCATAATGTTTTTCATATGTACTATCTACATACTGTTTTAAAGATTCTATTACTTCGTCCTCTTTAAACTCGTACTTCATTTTTTCTTTCTTTCCGAAAGAGGTAATCGTGACATATACCAAATAAATAATGCCCAAACTGTTGTTATTACAACTATGAATATTAACTCATTCATCCAAATAAGCAAAAGAATACTATAAAATAAACTACTAATACTAAAACTTCTATCATTTTTTTCTATTTCGTATTGCTCTATATCTTTCTGATATTTTATGACTTAGGTCAAAATACCAATCTGTCATCATTATCCATGATATTAAAAATAGCCATGCCATTAATGCGAATAGGTACTTAAACATAGTAAAGGGTAATAAGAATATTTCTAAGAATGTCATATATCTCCTTCTTTTCGCATAGTTTTAACTAACCATTCTATATAGTTTTCTACTTGAGCCGCTAGAAATAATACTACTGCCCATGTAATAAATAGTCCTGCCATTAAATATGCAAATATCATATATCACCTTTCTCTCTAATCTCGCTTCTAGCGACTTCAAAGCCATTCGGATACCTACTTTCCAATTTTTTAATATTTTCTTCCATTACTTGTTGTGGTGTATACCCTAGTGCTGTACAGCCTTGAACCCAGTACCAAAGGACATCTCCTAGCTCTCGCATGAGATGAAATCGTTCTTCTTCGGTAAATGATTTTCCTTGAAAAATTATCTTTTTGATAATCTCGGAAAATTCTCCAGACTCGGCTTGCATGCCGATAGATGCTGTTAGGAGCTGACTAAATTCGGTTTCTGGAAACCAGTCATTAAGCGAGTATAGCCTGTCGATAAAAGTTAATGTATCGCGGCTCTCTTTTGATGTTGTACTTTCTACGAATTTTCCGTACTCATCTAGTTTTGCTACTTCATTTGCTGTCACAAAATCTCCTAATGTAATTTGTTGTTATACTTATGCCATTTGGCAAGCCAAATGTCCTGTTGTTCTTCCGACCAATGCGGTGGAAAAGCCACTCTTAAATCTTCGCTTAATCTAAATTTAAGATTTTTCATTATTCTATTATACTAAATAATAAATGCTATGTCAAGACTTATTTTTAGTTATGGTATTCTCCTACATCATTGAAAGACAATGGAAATGACAAAATATATTAAATATTATGTAACCACCTACTAAAATACCTGCCCATTTTCCTACTGCTTTAAGTTTAATTTTTTTCATTTACTTGCCTCCAACGCTGTTAATTTTATTTTTTGAAGTTCCTGCGTATAAGCCGAACCATGCGGCACCTGCGCCTACGACTATTGATATTAGTCCTGATTGTTCAAATGTGGGTGCTTCTAAAGCCATAAACCACATTGTACAGTAATATAGTAAGTAGATGTAGACTGTTAAAAATGCTCTAGGAAATATCCTATAAGCGTCTATCATATTAGAAAACCAAATCCATTTTTGCCATGGATTATCTGGCTCCCTTTCCATTTCCATCTCCATGATCTTTGCTTTTAGATCCCCTATTTCTGAAACCATAGACATAAACTTACTTAAATCTATTTCTACTTCATTACGGCTCATGTCTCCATGAAATTCTTCACTTGCCATGTTTCAACTCTCCCAATTTTTTACGAAGTTCTATTATTTCCTCCTCGTAAGCTTGCCAACATGTAGGGCCTCTTGTGACCCTCTGTTGACTTTCTATTGCCTTTATGGCTTTTAATAAGTTGTTTTCTACTATGCCCATTGACTCCCTTAGTTGCCTGTACTGCATGGTATCGTTTAGACACTAACCATGCTTCTTCCCCACTCATTTGATAATATGCTATTAGAACCTCTACTGCTTGTGAGGGATTTTGGAATTGTTCTAATAGTAGTGTTTTATATAACTGACTCGGCTCGCCTTCGTCCATTATTTCTCCTATCTCTATACCCTAATTGTCTGCATCTGTATCGGCATCCATGTCATTTAGGTACTTATATTTAGAGTCACTTCTGTCTATAGGCTTAATATCTGTACTATATAGTTTTACTACTCTATAGTTCCAGTCGCCTTCTTTAAGAGCATCGGGTAACCAATCTTTTATACCCTTCTCTGAGACATCCGCTTTTATTGTTATTGTTATTTCGTAATCTTGTGTTTTCATACTTCTTTTTGAAATTGTTCAACTAAATAATCTTCCCATTTCCAATAGTATTCTTGTTTAGTTAAAGGATTTCCATATGGTGTTTTGTTTTCGTCACAGTTATCTAACCACATTCTGCTACAGAAACTATCGAAATCTTTTTGCCAAGCTTCCAATTCATTCCAGCGTTGAAATTCGTTTAGATGTCTGTTCCAAAACTTTCCTAAATATGCGTTATGTGATTTTTCTACTATGTCTTTAATTGTCTTTAATTTTCTTTGCATTGTGATCTAATCCTGTCGTACTTTGATACAACAATCTATCATTTATAATTGTAACTGGTTTATGTTCTAGCATAGTAAATGCTTCGGCAATGTATTCTTCCAGTGTGATGCCTCTTAGTACAGCGTGTGTCATCATGTCATGCATAAATGCGTCTGATACTTCTAACATTTTACCTTTGTATTTAAGTTTCATACTATTAACTTATATAGTGAATATGCCAGGAACATCAGTATAGTTAACAGTACCCAATATACATAACGTACTGGGAATTTTTTGTTCAATATTTTGTCTATCGTTTTCATTTATTATCTGTTCGTTTAAACTAGACAATTCTTTTTTATAAAATTTCATTGAATAGTTCTGCCTCTGCCTTTCTTCTTTTTACTAAACCGTTAAGTACTTTCCCGCCTGCTTTATTCCATCTAGTTATTTCTTGTCCTGCTGCGGTGTAGTCCCCCGAGTTTAATTTCTTCAAAAGAGTACTCTTTCTAAAATTGGTAGGGCCGAGATTGTACACCCATACTACGAGTGCATCAAACTGGTTTTGTGTGAGAGGTACGGTTACATACTTTGTTACATAACCTTCATACTCAGCAAGTTCGCTTTTGAGCATTTGCTCAGCTTCTTCTTGAGTTATAGTCATGCCGGGCTTTACACCTTTAGTGTGCCCATATCCTATTGTCCATACTCCTACACTATCTTGATAAGCTACTAATTCGCAACCTTCAAAAAATTTAAGTAAGTCTTTACCCTTATATCCTAAGTTCATTAATATTATTCCTGCTATAATGAGTAAAATTACTACCCATTGTAAAAAATTGTTCATAAGAAACCACCCTAATAATGAAAATTACCCCGAGACGGCTATGATGTTTCCGCGTGGTACGCGACACATACACAGACTCTAAATTTATCGTGCTGCGGGGCAATTCTCTGAATTTTGAAAATAATCTACCATCTAAAGATAGGATAAACTAAGATAAATAGATTTGCTACTATCAAAGTTCCTAAGATTATTCCTTCCGCGTACTCATTTGTACACTTTTTAATTATGTCTTGAACCGCGTGCAAACCTGCATAACGATTCAAGAATCGCAATGCTGTTTGCATTTTTGTTCTCCTAGCCTATATTTATTACTTTAGGCTTTTCTGCTTCGGGTGTATCTACCACTAAGTCTATTACTAATAGTCCGTCTTTGAAGCCAGCGTCCTTAACTTCAACCCAATCACCAAGCGTGAAAACTCTTTTGAAAGTTTTTCCACTAAGTCCTTTATAGATATAGCGTTCTTCCTCTGAGTCTAATTCTTGTTTCTCCTTACCTTCTATGGTAAGTTCGTTTTTGTGTTGTTTAATTTCTATGTCCTGTTTGTTCCAACCTGGCAATGCTAATTCAATACGGTAAGCGTCATCTCCTATAGCAACTAGGTTATATCGTGGATAATTAGTAATCGGATAGTTTTCTACCCTGTTCGCTAGCTGATTATGCAAGCGATCAAAACCGACAAATAATTTGTCGAAATCATTAAAATTCAATGCTGTTTGTAATCCAGTCATTATTTTTCTCCTTTAGCCCCTTTTCGGCGGCTGATGTGAGTTCCTTTCGGCAACTCGGTTATGTAAAGTCTGTACACATAATCCCGGCCACTGGTGGAAGCGGCACTCCTGTCCTCGCCCTCGGAAAGCGTTGTTTCCTACTCGTGC